ACGCCCTGCGCGTTCTAAGTGCTCAGCATTGACGGCTGGCAAACCGCCAACCTCATCAATGGTTGGAAGTTCGGAAAGCCCCGCAGCATCTCTGCTCGGGGTCTTACTCCCGTACTTCTGCTCCAACATGAGGAGGCACTTAAGTAGGGCACCATAACCATCCAAAGGATCTTCGGGTGGTTTGGCGCTAACTACATAACCCCTAACCAAAGGGCTATGCGTGTTACTGTCCATTCTCTCCACGGAATAACCGAGGAAAGAATGACGGCCTACAACCGGGGACGTTGGCGAGACAACCGGATAGTGTTTTATCACTTTCCGGATGACCTCATCCAACGCCTCACAAGTTCTCCAGAAACCATGCTCATAGAGCTGGTTTCGAAAAGAAACGAGTGAGATAACCTCGGCGACGCGCTCACGTGAGGAAGGCAATTCACGACGGACCCTGACGATACTAACGTCATGCCCATCGTAATATTCCTTCCCGCAAGACTCCCGGAACTTACCGTTCCAGAATGACTTGCCCGTATTAACTCGAATCCCGAAGGATTCGAGCGAATCAATCACGTGAGGTACACATTCTACGGGGACGATAATATCGTCACCGTAGACTCGCACCAAGCCCATAAACTGATAAATCAGTTTACGGGAAAGCGATGTGTTAAGCGCTCGTTCAATCCCAACGAAGATCATGGTCAAAAAGACCATGGCCTCCATAGGAAAGCACAGCGCTGAACCCATCGACGCGTATTTGGCCAGACGTACAACGCCATGGCCATCTACATGAGCCTTCCGGCTCCTGGTAGCATCCAATCCCGCATGCAAATGCGGGAAAAGAGCTACCAGGTGCCGTACATGCTCATTAGAGACGCGGTCGGAAGCCTCGCTCAGATCGAGCGTGGCTAGGTTACCCTCACGGGAACCTATCTGTGCCATACGCTGGTTAGGCGTTTGGTCACGGAAGCCGAGCATCGAGTCGAGATAATCCTTATCTCGAAGCGATTCAAGAATAGATCGCGCAAGAGCCTGCTGGCTATATTGCATAGCCGTAGGCTCAATTGCGATTATTCGAGGCGTCTTTAGCGTCTTAGGGACAGAGATAACCCTTGCGGGTACCTCGTCCCTAGGTTCGAGGATGTCAACTTTCGACATTTCGTCGAAATACTTCCAGTTGGGCAACGCGAATTCCCCGAAAGGGAACAACGTTTCCAACCGGCGTGGCCAGGTTTGCTGAGAGAACTTCGCGTTTCCACGAAGCCTATCAGCAGTAGCACCTGGGCCATGCTTCGGGATGAGCTCATTGTCATAGATCTCGCGATCTACGCGCTGAAACACATCCCGAAAAAGAAGATTTCCGATTCTAGTAAAATCAGACCATTGCTGGTCTGAAATATTGGAATCAGAAACTCTGACATCCTTCTCACACTCAATATAGTCATCCATTGCTTTCTTCTCCCGTGCATCGCTGCACGGAAGAAGAATCTTTCCGAACATCAACGTGAGTTGACGTATCGAAAAGATTGCATCAATGGACGGCGTATTGAGTAACACACCACTACGTCGGTCGAACACAAGATCGAGGAAACCTCCGAGGAAACGGGGGAGACCTGCCTGCCAGGGAAATCCCTGGAACAGGTTGCGATCCGCCTTCCTAAGGTCTAGACTTTTTTCGAAGTCCTTTCCAAAGGATGGCAGGGATATCGTAAGAAACGACATCCCCTCATGTTCGAACCGCCGCGTGACGTAGTTCACGTCACGCGTGGCGCATGTGCAGCACAGGGCGGCAGATTCTTCTGCCACCCATTTCCAGAGTAGCATCGGGCTTTTCATGGTTCCTCCTAGTAAAATAGGGGGTAATCCATCCTTAGCCTGAAGCCCTCAACTGCCTAAAAGGCATCGGGATTTATATAAACCTGATGCCCTTTAGCCAACAGATAAATCAACACCGCCTTCGTCGTAACATAGGCGAAACCGGTGACGACTGCTACAATTTTATATGTAGAGTCAGAATTTATCTCAGCTCTCACCGCCTAGCAGTTTGGTGATTGCTGCATCCGAAGTGGCCGAAAACAGGGTTTTAAAACCCGTGTAAACGTCCAACTGCTGAGTGTTCGTATACCCGGCCGGAGGAACGTCAAAGACCATGTAACAACTCATGGACACTTTGGCGTTCTGGGTCGGGATGAACGGATCAGCAGTAATCTTCGAATGGTCAATCCGAAGAACTCGACGCGTTCGACGCCCGTAGGCGTGGCTCGCACCGAGTTTGATCAATCCATCTGCCGACAGGTACTCAGACAGATTCTTCCCCGTTGCAACACGAGGAAGAGGTGTCGTTGTACCTGCAATGGTGATGGATTGCGGATCAGTCAGGGACAAAAGGCACTACTCCTAACTGGCCTCTTAATGAGGCCACCCAGGTCCCCTAACTAGAGGTACCTGGGTTGGTGGTTTTACGCTAATGCAAAACACATTAGCTTCTGCTCCGGGTTAAGCCCAGAGCAGCGGCTATGGCTTGTTGGGTGGCGGTTAAGCCACTC